TCAACTGCAGAGAACATGGAATTGTATAACATTCTAAAAAATGAGAAACCTGTTATACATACTTTAGGTGAGTAAATGAAGACAAATGAAATCGTATAAATGGATAGCAATTGGGTTGGGAACTCTCTTTGGTGTTTCACATATTGCTATGATAGGTATGCTTAGTAATAGAGAAAGTAAGTTACCAAGGTTAGACCTTCCTGTAGGTCCTTATACTTCTTATCAAGCAAGGGTAAGTAAGGATGAGTACATGGTTAACTATAGAGCAAATGATCCTAAGTCAATGTATACAGTTGAAGAAAGTAAGACCAAGGCAGGGTTCTTAGGACTAGGTAATAATAATAAGAAGGTAACATCAGAGTATACTATGGAGGGTGCTATTCATAACAATAGTAATAATCCAGTATCATCAGATTTAAATGTGGCATGTATTGAAGCAGTAGGTTCAGCAAAAGGAACAGGTAGATTAGTAGGTACTAGTATTGGTACTGCTGCTGCTCCTTCCCTTACTGGTATACCATTCGTTGGATGGGTTGCTGCTGGTTGGGTAGCAATGTTCGGTGGAGAACAAGGTGCAGAGATAGGTGGCAACATGGCAAAAGATCTCAACAAAAACTGCTAGGTATATATAGATTGTAATATATCTTAACATTTCTTAGGAATGATTAACCTAATCTCGGTATTCAAGATGGTCTTGTTGATTTTAGGTGGTGTCTCTATGTTTACCATCCTTTGGTTAACTATGATGGGCAACATGATGGAGGATTAACCCTACCACTTGACAAATCCCAAAGAAAGTGTTAATATAAATACCAACATAACAAAGGGATCGAAAGATCGTGCCCCTGCGTATGCAAACAGTACCCCATGTCGGGGGTGCTACCATCCGCAAGGGTCTTTTTAATGCCTTGCGAGAAAATAAATACAAACATGTCTTTCAAATCAACAATAGCTGCAGTAGCAGCAACTCCTCTTCTAGTATCTGGTGCAGCTTTTGCTGGTCCATATGTTAATTTAGAAGCAACTGGTTCATATCCTGATGGTGCTTATACATCTGGTGGATTAGAAGCAGTTGTAGGATACGAGGGAGAAACTCCAAGTGGTCTTGGTTGGTATGTATCTGGTGGTCCTACAGTGACTCATACAGAATCAACTGATGAGTTCGGAGACGTTGAACTAGTAGGATACCTTGGTGGATCTTATGATAAGTTCTATGGAGAGATCTCTGGTGTAACTGCAGAAGATGATATTGACTGGTCTGCTAAAGCAGGAGTTAAGTTCGTTTTCTAAGTCATACTTGACCAACGAATATATGAGGGGTGCTTGACACCCCTCTTTTTATTTGCTATTATAAATTCGCCTTTATATAAATTAAATTAAAAGAACTAAAATAGAAGCATGTTAAACAACATTACTGTTTATTCCAAGGATAGTTGTCCTTATTGTCAGAAAGTTTGTGAATTATTTGACGCTCTACAAGCAAATTATGTTGTTTACAAACTCGATGAACACTTCGATAGACATGCTTTCGTAGAAGAATTTGGTGGAGATGCTACGTTCCCCCAAGTCCTAGTAGGCACCCGAAGAATCGGTGGGTCTAAAGAAACAGTTACTTATTTAAAAGAACATGGATTGGTATGAAGACGAATTCTACCCCTTGGTAGAACGTGCTATAGAAGAGTCCTTTAATGATAGGTACTTATTTAATTGTTATCAGTACCTCAAAGGAAACAAAGCAACTAAACCACAGGTCAGAAAGTTCTGTGAAAGTTCAACAGCAAATGAACTAAGTCAAACAACTCTTGAACTAGAGATGTATATTAAGGGAGGAGATCCCACCCTACGTGAAGCTTATGGTCACATACCTAAACCAAAAGCACGTAAGATTAAAACTTATCTTTATAAAATTTTAGAGGATGCATGGAAGTATGAACTCGAAAGAAAACCAGGAAGGAAACCCAAAAAAGGAGGTCGCAAAGCACTCTCTAAATAAAGGTGAGGAGTTCATGCTTCGTAGGAGGTCAAGCAAAGAACCAAAAAATGACGAGACAATTCTAGTTTTAAACGGAGGTAAAGCCATGGATATGGCAGTTGTTCTTACCATGTCTACACTAATGGTTATTGGTGGGACAATTATGGGTTTTATAATTGGTTGGTTTGCTAATTCATATTATCTCAACTACATCGAAGCACTTGATGACAAGGAAGATGATGAACTCGTTACAGGAATTCAAGCACATCCAGAGATGATGGATAGCAATGGTAATCCCATTCCATTTCAAGTAGCAAAACTTATCAGCGTCGAATTTGAAGCAAAGGATGCATTTACTAATGACCCCTTTACAGATTCGGATGATTGATATATAATATTACTATTGACATAGACCTATGAAACTTTTGATTTCTGAAATTATTAGGAAGGCATCTAATGCCAAAACTAAAGCAGAGAAGATAAAGATACTACAAGACAATAATAGTCAAGCACTACGTTCAGTTCTTAAGTGGAACTTTGAACCTGCTATTGTATCTGATTTACCAGAGGGTGATGTACCATTCACAAGGAATGATGCACCTATGGGAACTGAGCACACAATGCTTGAGAGAGAAGCAAAGAATCTTTGGAGATTCATTAAAGGTGCTAACTCTCTTACTAGATTTAAACGTGAACAGTTGTTCGTTCAAATGCTAGAAGGACTTCATGAAAGTGAAGCAGATATAATATGCCTTGTTAAGGATAAGCAGTTGCATAAGAAGTATAGAATTACTAAATCAGTTGTAACCTCAGCGTTCCCTAACATCCAGTGGTCTGAATGACAACAGAAGTTAAACCCCCTAACAAAGCACCAGAACCATTACTAAAGTTTAGTGATGAGGATGCTTACAATTACCAGATCAAAGTGTTTCTTCAGAACATTAAACCTGAGAGCGTTGATCCTAATAAGTATCCACAAGGTACTTCTTTAGTTGTATATACTATTGGATCGGAAACGATCAATGATTTAGTGATGTCTCAGAAGAGTTCAAATATCTTCGATGCATACTATGATAAACTCAAAACATTGGGTGGTACACTATTGAAAATTAATAGTTGGTATGGTACAATTAATCCAAAGCTTTGGGATCAACCCAAACCTAAATCTCGTAAGAACAAACGAAATGGATGACGAACTTCAGAAGAGAGAGTTATGTATGACCTCTCTAAGTAAGAATCAGATTCAATTTGATTCTTCTGCTTACAATTTTTGTCAAAAGGCAATTGATGTAGGTGATATCACATGGAATACAACTCCAGAAGATATTAAAACCATGTACGGTTATTATCAAGAACAAGGATTTATTTAATGGTAAAACTTATCAGTATTACTCCTGATGCTGAGAAAACAATGGGTTACGTTGCTAGGGTATCAAACCCTAAGAATCAAGAGAACCCAAATGTATCAGGACTTTTGAGTTATTGTATTAAGCATGGGCATTGGTCTGTGTTTGAGCAAGCACATATGACACTTGAAATCAACACTACTAGAGGACTAGCAGCACAGATTTTAAGACATAGAAGTTTTACATTTCAAGAATTTTCACAACGATATGCTGACACTAACCTGTTAGCAGAAGAGATTCCTATGTTTGATCTCAGACATCAGGACACTAAGAATCGTCAGAATAGTATTGATGATGTACCTAAGAACAAGAAAGCAGATCTTGAATATAAGATTGCTGAACATTTTGTTGAAGCGATGGATCTATATAACGAACTACTTGCTTCGGGTATTGCTAAAGAGTGTGCTAGGTTCGTACTACCTCTTGCTACTCCTACTAAGTTATACATGACTGGTAGTGTTCGTTCATGGATTCACTACATAGAATTACGTTCTGGACATGGTACTCAGAAAGAGCACATGGATATAGTAGAAGAATGTAGAACTGTATTTAAAGAACAGTTACCTGTAGTATCGGAGGCATTATCATGGTAGAGGACTTTGCAAAGCAAATTAAAGTAGGTACTAAGAAGTCACACTCTGCTGCAGAGAACACTAAGTTCGTTGCATCATTCCTGAGAGGGGTTGTAAGCAAGGAGAGTTATCGAACCTTAGTTGCTAACCTATACTTTGTTTACACTGCCTTAGAGGACGTTGCAGAGCACTTAAAGGACAACGATGAAGTGAGTCCATTATTGTTTGATGAACTAAAACGTCATGGAGCATTAGCAAAGGATTTAGATTACTTTTATGGTGAAGGGTGGCATGAGACAATTTATCCTAGTCCTGCTACCAAAAGATATATTGATAGGATAAGAGAGATTGGTCGTCAAGACCCAGTTCTATTCATAGGACACCATTACACTAGGTACATGGGTGATCTATCAGGTGGGCAGATACTTAAAGGTATTGCAAAGAGATCATTGAAATTAGATGATGAAGCATTTAATTTCTATGAGTTCAAAGATATACTTAATCCAGTTGACTTTAAAAATAACTATAGGGGTACATTAAATTGTTTGCCCTTGACACAAACGCAAGTTGATGCCATAATAACTGAAGCAAATTATGCTTTCAGATTAAACATGTATATGTTTGATGAGTTAGCAGGTGATGCTGCTAAATCAACACTACAAATTATCCTAGCATTCCTAGGAGATTTCGTAGCAGAGATGATTGTATCTAAGAGGTTTAGGTAATGCCAACTTACGAATTTAGAAATAAGGAGACAGGAGAGATCACCGAAGAACGGATGTCCTTTACTGTCCTCGATAAATACAAGGAGGATAATCCTCACTTAGAACAATATCATTCGACTTATCCTGGTTTGGTTGCTGATGCTCATGTAAGAGACAAGAGACCTGATGGTTTCAAAGATGTCTTGAAGAGTATTAAGAAAGCAAATCCTGGTTCAACTATCGACACTTCCTTTACAAGTAACATTTAAATGCCACGTAGAAAGAAAACTTCTGAGTTCGATTTCGTAAACAGTTCCCCTAAGAAGATGAGACGTAAGAAACCTATCAATACAGAGCAACTAGTTGACATCCAACCTCTGACAGACAATCAGAAGTTAGTTTTTGATGCTTACGAAAAGAATAAGAACCTATTCTTATATGGTTGTGCAGGTACAGGTAAAACATTCATTGCAATGTACCTAGCATTAAAAGAGATTCTATCTAACAAAACAGCGTACGAGAAACTTTATGTTGTACGTTCACTTGTACCTACTAGGGAGATTGGTTTCCTACCAGGAGATCATGAAGATAAAGCACATCTTTACCAAATACCTTACCAGAATATGGTAAAGTATATGTTCAAGATGCCTGATGATCCTGCATTTGAAATGCTTTACGATAATCTAAAAGCACAAGAAACAATCTCTTTCTGGAGTACTTCTTTCTTACGTGGTACTACTCTTGACAATGCTATAGTAATTGTTGATGAGTGTCAGAATTTAAACTTCCATGAGTTAGATTCAATCATGACTCGTGTTGGTAATGATTCTAAAATCATCTTTGCTGGTGACGTAGCACAGACAGACCTAGTTAAGACCAATGAAAAGAATGGTATCCTAGATTTCATGAAGATACTTGAGATCATGGATGAGTTTGTTAACATTGAGTTTGATGTCAATGACATTGTTAGAAGTGGATTGATACGTAACTACATAGTAACTAAGTTACAGATAGGTCTTTAATGTTTAATCATCTTATTATGGAGATGTCTCTTGAGGACATCAGTGCCAAAACAGTTAAAGGTAAAAGAGTATATGAGATAGGGGATAATAAGTATCCTTCAATCTCTACTATCTGTTCCTTTAGAAGTAGAAAATCAATCGCTGAGTGGAGAGCAAGAGTTGGTGCTGAAGAAGCAAACAAAATCTCTAGACGTGCTACCTCAGTAGGTACTACAGTTCATAGTATAGTTGAGGATTACCTTAACAATGAACTAGATCTAGATAAGTATGCTGATAAGCATCTTGCTAAGATACTTTTTACTCAAGCAAAACCATTACTTAATCGTATTGATAACATCCATTATCAAGAAGCAGCACTCTATAGTCATGAGTTTCAAATTGCAGGTAGAGTTGACTGTATAGCAGAGTTTGATGGTAAGTTATCAATCATCGACTTCAAGACATCCTCTAAAGAAAAGAAAGAGGAATGGGTTGAAGGATACTTTGTTCAAGAGACAGGGTATGCTAAAATGTATGAGGAAAGATCTGGTATTAAAGTCGAACAGATCGTTACTCTTATTACATGTCAAACTGGGGACACTCAGGTCTTTATAAAGAACCCTGATGATTATGTACCTCTATTAAAAGATTATATTAGTGAGTATAACGATGCCCAGTAAATCCAAAAACATTAATGAATTAATTGACGACACCTTTATGGACAAGAACAAATTCTCTATGACGATTGAGAACATCGTTAAAGAAAGTAACAGAACCTTAAGTTACATTGATGCTATCGTTGATTTCTGTGAGTCCAAAGACATAGAAGTTGATTCAGTTACTAAGTTGATAGCACCGACTTTAAAGGAAAAGATTAAAGCAGAAGCAATAAAGTTAAACTTTATAAAGAAGACAACTAAAGCAGTGTTACCTCTATGAATGCATTTGATTGTTATACAATCTACCTAGCAATTAAAGCACACTTCTCTAGAAAAGGATACGATTACTTTAAATATAATGGTCGTACAAAAGCATCTGTATCAAATTTTAATGAAAGGAAAGACAGATACTTCTTTGAGAAACTTGCTAAGAAATATAATAAACAAGAATTAGAATCATACTTTGTATCTAACTTCTTATCTAACTCTAACCTATGGATAGGAGAAATGAATGATAAGAACTTCCTTGATTGGAAGAAAAAGATACAAAGTATTTCTTATTTGTATGAGAATGATTTGAAAACTATTATTGATAAGTGTGATAGTTTAAATAATGCAATGAAGTGTAAGAATTTCACACACTCCACAATAATTAAACTATACCTTGGTGATCATATCATGCCAGAAACTTTGGTCTTGTTAAATAGGATAACAGGTTTCATAGAAAGATATGATACACTACTCAGTGATTCTATCTGGAAAAATGTATCAAACCTATTGCAAAAGTATGATCCATTTGTTATAGTGGATTACAATAAGATCAAATCTATTACAGTAGAGAATTTATGAGCAAGTTATTCGACTCGGAAATAGTCCAGAAAGAACTAGAAGAAATGATGGCAACTTATATGGATGTCATGGTGAAAGTTCCATACTTTACTCGGATGAATGAAGAGCAAAGACAAGACGTAATAGATGATCTAGAGACATTAGTGAACAAACAAGAGACCCTATATAGTAGGGCATACCTTATGAATGATGAAGACAGTGAACTTGTTAAACAGAACTTTAGAAACGCTGCCAAGGAGTTAGGTGTACCAGAGCATCTGGTAGGTCTACCTGTTTTTAAAGAAGCGAGAAAGGCATTGCAAACTATGAGAGATAACCTTGACAAACTCTTATAAACACTGTATAATACATACAATCCTAACAATACAACAATACGGAGAATACACATGTCATTTGCTGCATTAAAAAAGCAAGGTTCACTACTTGATAAACTCAATAGTGAAATTAATAAGACCGAAGTAACTTCTGGTTTTATAGATGATCGTCTTTGGAAACCCCAGATGGGTAAGGACGGTATCGGTAGTGCTATCATCAGGTTTCTACCACCTGCTAAAGGTAACGAATTACCTTGGGCAAAGGTATGGAGTCATGCATTCCAAGGACCAGGTGGATGGTACATTGAGAACTCTTTAACTACAATAGGACAGAACGATCCTGTTGGAGAAGTTAATAGAACTCTATGGAACAGTGGGTTAGATTCGGACAAAGAAATAGCAAGGAAGCAGAAGAGAAAACTCTCTTACTATAGTAACATATATGTTATTAAAGATCCTGCTTCACCAGAAAATGAAGGTAAGACATTCCTTTACAAGTATGGTAAGAAGATTCATGATAAAATAATTGCTGTAATGCAACCAGAATTTGATGGTGAAACTGCAATCAATCCATTTGATTTCTGGCAAGGTGCTGACTTCAACCTAAGAATTAAAAAGGTTGCAGGTTTTTGGAACTATGATAGTTCTGTCTTTGGTAGTCCATCTACTCTTGGTAGTTTTGATGACACTAAGTTAGAAGAGATCTATAATGGTCTACATGATCTCAATGAGTTCACTGCTGCTTCTAACTTCAAGACATATGCTGAACTTAAGAAGAGATTAGATACTGTTCTTAAGGGTGGTAGTACTAGTCGTATAGATGAAGAAGAACTAGAGAATGAGATTGCTGCAAAGTTTGAATCTCAACCAAGTCCTTCAGTTGCATCACCTTCTATAGCAACACCATCACCATCTGTTAATGCTGATGAAGATGCATTTAGTTACTTTGATCAGTTAGCAAACGAACAGTTCTAAATAATACTGAGACCTTTCGTGCGTCTCTACATACGGAACTTACTGACCCCACCTAAAAAGTGGGGTCTTTTTTTGCCCAAACGAAATCGACCTTTTAGTTTAAAAAAAGGGGGGAAAAAAATCTGGGCAATTTTTCGTCAAAAGGGTCGATAGGTATTTATACCTATTATGCTATTCTTCGTTTTTCGTTAATAAATTTGGTACTTGGTTTAAACCTCATTTTCTCTTTAAACATCTGATTGAACTGTGGTATCAAATCTGGTTTTATTAGGTTTATTTCTCTTTTCTTCTCGTTTATGTCAATTTCGTAAGTATAGTTAGTAATACCAACTCTTGATTGTGCCTTAGTTAAGGTTAATCCCTCAGGAGTAACATATTGGTATGCTTCATCAACTTTCATACCACCTGATACTACTACATTACCTTTATATTTCTGTTCTATTGCTTCGTAATGATGAATACCTTCTGTATCTTGGTATTTGTGAGTAACATACTCATCAAGGGCATGTTTAGATTTTGGCCAATCATTATATAAACTGATCATATTGTTTATTAGTAAAATAGTCCAATCGTAGTTAGGATCGTCATACATTTCATAGGAGATGGTATCTGGTCTATCTCCATCTGCTATAAAATAGTCATCAAATACGGTTACAGTACCTATTTCATCAGGTACTACTTTAATCCTAGAGAATATATTCTTAATTTCCAACCATTGCCCATCAAAGGGGTTTTGGGTATATTTAAGATATAGTAAGTTTGGTATGTTACTGAAATATGCCATTAGTAGTATTCTTGGAGATCGTTGGTTAAGATAGCTTCCTCTCTTTGTGCTTCTACCCAACCCCAATCTTCTGAGGTAGCAGTATCCTCAACTTCATGGATATCTTGCCTTGTTAGGTTTGTTAGTTCACTAAATGATAGATTTAAAGAAACTGCTTGTACAAAATTACCACGTGTTAAAGTAAATACATCATGAGGAGTATAATCAACAGTTATATCAGTTAGAGCACAATATTTAGTACTTGGTAGGAATTGCTCCATGAATCTAGAAGATTGCCATTTATCTTGACCTTTCGTTTTACCTGATTGGATTATTCTAAAGATATATGGATATGTTAGGAATAAACTAGTATTTGTTCCAGATCTTTTACTACCAGGATGCATTGCCATTTTAAAGAATTTGATTATTTTCTTAATATCTTGTTCTTCGTCTTTATTTCTTGCTGCCATTATATATTGGAATGAAAATGACCTTGTTTTCATTTTAGTGAATGTTTGTAAGGTATTATCATTAAATGTCATTCCAAATGCACCTCCCATTAATGTATCAGCTTCTATACCTTCTGCTTTAGGTGCTTCATTCAAACTGCTTTTTAATAACTTATCAAACAAATTAGCAGTGGTTGATGCAGTTGCTGAACCAAGAGCATTACCTGCACTACCAATACCAGCACCAACAGCACCAAATTGAGTTGCATTCCATTCAGCACCATATTTGTATTCTAGTTTTGGGGGAATGTAAAGTTTTACCACACCTTCCATAGTATTAGAAGGTGTATCAGTATCTCTACCCCATTCTCCAGTAGTATCTGTAGCAGTTGTACCACCAGTATTAACGTCTAAACTTTCTAATTCTAATAATTTATCTCCATTCTTAGTATCAGCTATAGCACCAGAAAGCATATCTCTCATAGATTTTGTATTGAGAGCTTGTGCTTTATTATAATCATATGCATAGAAACTCATGTAGTAACCTGTGTTAGCTACTGATCTAGGATACATTAACTTTGGAGGGTTTTTAGCCATTATTTTTGAACTGATTTGGCACTGACGAATTTATTACGCTTATCATAAAATTGTTCTAATGGCAATGCTGCCATTTCCAACACATCTTCTTCTGGAATTTTAAAGAATAAATTATCTGCTTTCTCCATTATATATCTATGCCATATATAACGAGGTACATTACCACCACCACTATTTATTAAGGATTCTGCTAAATTTACTCTATTTGCTGGTGGCATATAATGTAGATTAGCACCATAGAACCCATTAGGGGTAGGATCACCTACAAGTACCATTGGATACCTATCCCAATGATCTAATCTTTTAAGGAATTTTGGTTTATATTCAAAAAGGTAAAATTGAGCAGGTGTTACACTATCTACTGCATGATCAAAGAGGTAGTTAAACGCTTCTGTTCTTTGTTTTGCCCTATTTGTTATTTTATTCTCTTTTATTATACTAAGAATACTCATACCTTTAGTTCTTTTTCTGTTAGTATCTTAAATACCATGTTTCGCTGATTACAATACTTTTTAGCAGCTTTCCATTTTGCTTCATTAATGGCATATCTGGTAACTTCTGTTAAATACTTTTTAGTTACTCTTTTCTTCTTCTCTGGTGGAGATGTCTGTTTTAGTGGTTTTACCTCAATAACGTATTTTGCTGTAGTACCGTTTGTGGTACGACATTTTACATAGAAGTCAGGAAAGTACCTATGAACTCTTTTATCAACAGGAGACCGATATGGTATAAAGAACTCCTCAGAACCCCATTCCATTATATTTGAGTTCAAATCACACCACTGCATGAACTTTCTTTCCCATAATGACCTATAAATTACATTAGTTGGATCACCTTTATACTTTCTAGGATTAGAGGGTCTGTATTTTCCAGAGTATGCCATACTAAATATAAATAAACCATCTCAAGCTATTTAGATGAAAATAGAAGATATTAGAAAGAATATAGTAGGTGAGTATGGTATTGCCAACTCAAATAGGTATCAGATATCGTTTTTACCTAAAACTGGTACAGGTTCTCTTGGTGAAGCATTAGGATATGCACCTACTGAAGAACCAGTTAGTATGGATAAGAAATTTGCAGGCGATCCAGATGCACAGCGAACACAAAAGATTAGCTTTCTTGCTGATGAAGTCAATGTTCCTGGATTTAGTGTTGCTACTGGTGATTTAAGAGGGGCAGTTCCTGGTATTAATATGAAGTATGCTCATACTAAGTCATTTCCAGAGTGTCAGATAACATTTATGATGGATTATAACCATACTCCATATAAAACAATTCAAAGATGGGGTGAATTTATTTTTATGCATGATGAAGGTAGTGATATAGCAGCTTCTAGAGGACGTGCATCACCTGATAGTTTTATAAGAACTAATTATTATGATGATTATACTGCAGATCTTATTATTGATAAGATTGAAACAGGAGATCAGGTAGTATCTAGATATAGATTAGTTAATGCTTTTCCTTATACTGTGTCTAGTATGACCTATAGTAATGGTCCTAACCAACCAGTTAAGTTTATGGCAAACTTCTATTTTGAAGTTATGAGAGAAGAATATGGTACATCAGGAACATTACGTAATGGTGTAGAGAAAACTGAGGTGCAAAAAGATGGTGAGGAAGTAACCTACAGTTCTACAAGAAATTTAAGTTTTAAGGAATATCTGAATGCAAGAGGACTCGAATTTAGAGTTGGTGGTGAAGTAATCAATGATCCTTATTCAGATCCTTGGGCAGCGTTCTAATTAAGTCGATATATAGAATATAACTATATCATAAATTATGGCATTACCGTCGCTAAATACCCCGACTTATGAGTTGACTATACCATCAACTAAAAAGAAAATAAAGTATAGACCATTTTTAGTCAAAGAAGAAAAGATTCTCTTGTTGGCATTGGAGTCAGAAGATGACAAACAAATTTCATTGGCAATGCAGGATCTTATGGAAGCATGTATTTTAACAAAGGGGATTAAAGTACAAGAACTTGCATCTTTCGATGTTGAATATATCTTTTTAAATATTAGGGCTAAATCTATAGGTGAAACAATTGATGTTAAATTGATTTGCCCAGATGATGGGACAACTGAAGTAACTACACAAATACCAATAGATAAGATTAAAGTGAAGTATGATAAAGATCATACTAATCAAATACAAATTAATGATGATCTTTGGGTTGAAATGAAGTATCCAAATATTGATTCTCTTGCTATACAAGAAGAAACTATAGATGATACATTTAAACTTATATCAAAATCAATTGGTAAGATTTATAATGAAGAAGATGTTTGGGATTCTTCTACAACTTCAGAAAAGGAGTTTGAAGAATTTATTGAGTCAATGAATAGTAAGCAGTTTGCTAAAATTCAGACATTCTTTGAAACTATGCCATCACTCAAACATACCGTTAAGATAAGAAATCCCAACACTAAGGTCGAAAGTTCTTATACGATTGAGGGATTGTCCAATTTTTTCATGTAGCCCTCTTCCATACCTCACTTGAAATCCATATAAGGATCAATTTTGGTTTGATGCAACATCATAAGTATAGTTTTGAAGACATTAATAATATGCTTCCTTGGGAAAGGGACATATACGTTGAATTATTAAGACAATACTTGGAAGAGGAAAAGAAAAAGATACAAGAGCAAAAGCAACGTATTAGATGACTGCACTTTTAAAGTCAAATAAAGATTCTCTTATGCAGCGAGGTTATGCTAATCTCGTGAAGTCGATTTATGATGTTAAAACTGCAGTTTTTGGAAAACATCCAAATAAACCTCCAGAGGAACAAGGGAAGAGTGATACAATAGAGGAAGGGCAAGAAACTGCTGAATTAAAGAAAGAAACTGCTGAATTAGCAAAAGTTGCTAGATTACTACTTTCTATTACTAAAGCACAGTTAGAATATGAACGTAAAAGGTTTGGTTCATTAAAGTTTGGTAGAAAGTCACCAATGCATACGTCTGCCTTTAGAAGGCGTATGAAGAAAAAGAAAGAACTTGAAACGGATTATGCATTAAATCTTGATAAGGGTTTTCGTAGATTGATCAGAAACATGCTTAGGAATGCATGGAAAGCAGTTTGGAAAAGATTAAAGAACGGAATAAAGAGAATAATAGGTAAGAGGGGAATAAAGTTAATTAGAAAATTGCGTGCCTTTATAAGGAAATGGAAAATAATAGGTAAACGTGCTTGGAGAACTTTATTAAGACCTTGGAGACAATTAAGGAGATTTATAAAGAGTTTACCTAAGAAAGCAGCAAAGTTTATTTGGAATAGAGCAGGTAAACCTCTAATGAATGCTGGAAAGAATCTAGCAAAGAACTTATGGGGTAAAGTTACTGGTAAAACACTTACTAAAACAGCTACTAAGCAAATTGTCAAGAAAACTGCTCAGAAAACAGCTACCAAAGGTATGCTACAGACGTTTAAGAACTTTTATAAAACTGCTGTAGCACCAGGTTTGAAACGAATAGCATTTATTGGTGCTTTAATTGATTTTGCTATAAATTACTTTATATTTAAAGAACCTATTGGACAAGCAGCAGTTAAAGCAATAGGATCTGGTCTTGGTGCTTTAATAGGTATGAAGATTGGTTTATTAGTAGGTCCTACTGTCGGAGCTACTTTAGGTAGTTTTATACCTATTCCTGGTGTTGGAACATTTCTTGGTGGTGCTGCTGGTGCTAAAATAGGTGTATTTCTTGGTGGTTTAGCAGGTGGTTTTATTGGTGAATGGCTTGGTGGATGGTTGTATAATATGTTCACTGGGGGTGCTAAAGAAGGTGCTAAAGTTAAGAAACCTCAATTAATAATGGTGGGTGAGGGTAAAGAGGATGAGTATATCGTTCCTAAGAGTAGATTGGCATGGTTTGTTGCACCATTACTTGGTGATATGGTTAGTGAAGCATTACCAAAAGAAACAGAACAAGAAAGTGCTGAATTAGAAAGAGAAACAAAAGATTTAAAAGGTGATCAACCTGCAGATGTAGAAAAGATGCTCCCTAAAGAAGAAAAGAAACAAGGATTATGGAATAATTTAAAATCTGGAGTTACATCATATCTCAAGCGTACACCTATAGGTATGGGTATGAAGTTGTTTAGTCATATTAAGAATAAGTTTAGTAAATCTAATACTATTAACAAAGGTGCTGTGCATACTACCATGCAGAATTTGGACAATTTCATTTCTAAATATAGTTCACCTAAAGGTGATAGTCCAGATCAAATAACACCTGATAATGCACAACCTACAGCACCCAAACTAAATAACATAGAACCAGAACCAGAACCAGATCTATCTGAAGTCGTACCTCCATTAATAGAGGTTATAGGTTCTATTCCAAATGCATCTACACAACGACCACAATTATTACCATTCCCAATTCCAGTTAATGTTAGTGAAAGTCAAGAAGCATATGCTGTATGGGGCAAGAAGATTAAAGGTAACTAACTATGGCAGATAAGGCATGGATGTCACAAAGAAGATCTGTACTAGATCAAGCCGAATACTTTAGAAGTATAGGTAAGAAAGATCTACAGGTACAGTTAGAAACCCATGTCAAGGCAATGGACTATGGTGTTGACGGATTCGGTAAGCCATATAAGAAATTAAATAAATCTCAGTTAGCTAACTTAATGGCAGCTGAGCCAGTTCCAAATAAATTACCTAAAGCATCTAAGAGTGATAAAACAGATGCTATTGATGTTGCTGCAATACCATCAGGCAAACCAAGAAAATCAATGGATGGTTTGCTTAAAGAAGCACAACAGAAAGGTGGTGCTCTTGTACCTCAGAAACCATCAACTCCTGTTGTTAAAGGTGGAGCAATTGTTCCATCACCAGGAGGAGTATTAACAAAAGATGGTGATGGAATTCCTCCTGGTAAATCAAAGAAAGATATAATAAAACAATCATTACGTATTGGTGCTAAACGTGTAGTTCGTGGTGCTAAACGTATAGGTAAAGATTTAAGTGAATGGGATGGTACATTTAATAAGGATGGTACATTAGGTAAAAAGAAACCATTCAACCCTGAGATACCTAGTATGGAACCTGGGGATTCAATAGTTGAGAGACCAAAAAGAGACAATGAAACAAGAGAAGAGTGGAGAGACAGAGTAAGAAGAGAGAGAGTAAATGTATCTCCTATGAAGGATACTAGTTGGGATAAGGATCAAGATGAAGATTGGGAAGGTGATGTACATGATCATCGTGATATTCCATGGGCTAAAAGAGGTATAGATGATTTAAGAAGTGAAATAGATAAAGATCCTAGTATACCTTTTGGTAAAGATAAGACACCATGGTATGATGATATTACGGGTCTTATGAAGAAACGTGATCAGTCAATAGAACAGGATGAAAAAGAAAAGAAAGGTTTAATAGAACCTGAGGTATTAGATGAAGGTACTACTGAAGGTGATAAAGCCCTTCCTATTGCTGATGGTAAAAAGAGAAGGAAAACTAGAGGTAAAACTGGAGTAGGATTTGGTAGTAAAGCAAAACCTAAGAAAGGTAGTGTATCAGGAATGAAATCAATATTAGAAAATATAACTAAAACTAAAAATGCAATATTTGATCTTTATAAGATTTCAAAAGATAGGTTTAAGTTAAGAAAGAAAGTTGATAAACAAATGGACACCTCAATGGGTGCCAAGACAAGAGAAAGGGATATTGAAGGACCAGAAGATCAGAAATTACTTCCAGGTGCTAAAGGAGACAAAGAGGATGAGAAATTAGAAGATAATGATGCTAGTGAAACTTGGATTGAAAAGTTGTTGATGGATACTATGGGAGTTTGGTTAGCTCAGTTCCTTACTCCATTGTTTATTGATTCAATGCATAATATGCTTAAGGATCAAGCAGATGAAATTGATGATCAAGCAAAAGAATTAGAAAAACAAGATCCAACAAAGGGTGAAGATCAAGAATTAGCTGATGCAGAGAAACAAGCTGCTGATATTGAAGCAGAAGTAGATACTGCTGGAGAACCTAAACTATCAAAAGATCAACCAGAAGGTGGTGAACAAACTGTAGGTGAAGGTGGTAAAATTGACACTAATAAATTCTTAAGTACTCCTACTCCACGAGATGAATCTAACTTTGGTGGAATGGAACCCAATGACAGTGGGCAACAAGAAATTCCTCAATTTAAAGAAGGTGGTGTAATCAAACCTTCACCTTCTGTTAATAGTAAGAGTGGTGGTGGTAACTTAGGTAAACAACCAAAACCACCAACACAATCAGTCAGTAAACCTGGTCAAACTTCAAAAAGTACAAATACTAAAACTGGATTATCTCAACTTGGTAAAACAGATCTTGGTGGTGTTGGAAAGAAAGTACTTGAGAAAGTTGTTAGTCCAGCAAAGTCAGTATTTAAATTACCTAACTTAGTAGCAAAGAAAGCTTTAAAGATTGGTAAGAGAATAGCGAAACCATTAGGTAAGTTGATGAAGAGTGATACCATGAAGAACTTAGCCATGAGTCCTCTGAATCCTTTTGCTGGAGCGATTAAAGGTATTCGTGGAATGATGGGTAAAGGTGGTAAAGATGGTAAGGATGGTGAAGATCTTACAAGAGGTGAACAACTAAAACAAGATTTCCAGACCAAAAAGCAAGAATTAAAAGATCATGTTTCGGGAGATAAAGTAGTTAATGTTGGTGGTACAACCATGAATCTCCAACAAGTTAAGGAGGAATATCCTAATATACATGCAGCTATAACACAATCTGGTCAAGTATCTGAAGGAAGTACTAGTACAACTATGACTACTGGTACTACTACATTTGGTGCTGTAAAGGATACTATAAGTAAGGGAAGACAAAAGTTAAAGGGTATTAGAAGTGCTTTAGGTAGTGGTATTAAACGTGGATTACTTGGTCTTGCTGATCACTATACAGGTAATAGATTTGACTTTGATGGTATGAATGTAAAACCAGATGAAGTTAAAGATGCTTCTATAGAGAAAGGTCAGTCATTGCCAGATAAACTGATGCAAGCAATGGAAAGTGTAAATAGAAAGAGTGTATCTACTGCACAAATGAATCAACAATCAACATCTAACAATAAGATCTCTCTAAGTAGCCAAAAGAACTCTACGATGTCTCCAGCTGCTAGAAATTCATCTCTACAACCACGATTATGAACCTTAGTGATCCATTACAAACGAATAGTTTTGAGATAGAATCTGCTTTTATTCATCCACATGAAGGTAAGAAAGAGAAGGTAGCTATTGATGTATCAGCAATAAAGCAGTTTGAATATTCTGAAGGATTAATGCAGAAGTATCTAACTGTTACACTTAAAATTGAGGATACTACTTCTAGTTTATTTGAAGCAATCTATGGTATGGAAGAGATTGAAATTATTGTATATGATGAGTTTAGTGATAAGAAATTAGAGTTTACAAGAGAATCTGCAAATGGGTCTTTATTCATATATGAAGTTCATAGTAAGGATGTAAATGATACTAGAAAGGAGTTCGTTATTGAACTTTGTAGAGAAGATGCTTTGAATAATGCTGTTACAAGAATTGGTAAGAAATATACATCTATTAGTGCTAAAGAATTAGTTAAAGATGTTATAGAAAAGGAATTAAAATCTAAGAAACCAATAGATTTAGAGGGTATAGATGATAGTTATAATAAAGTTACATTTATACCACCTAATTCAAAACCATATGAAGTTTTAGTATGGACTAGAAACAAGTTTATATCTATGGATCAGAAAACTTCAAAGTCAGGTGGTGCTAATGTTAGTGCTGGTTACTTTTTCTGGGAAGGATATGATTCATATCAATTTAGATCATTTGATTCTATTGCTGGACAAGATGGGCAAGCTGCTGCATATAGTATAGGTCAAGGTTCTGGTGGTGGTGCAGATGAAGCATTCAGATTACAAGGAATAAATTTCCCTAAAACATTAAATATAATGGAGAATTTTGATCAAGGATTCTATTCTGGAGAGATAGATTTCTTTGATGTCGTAGATTGTGAAGTTGACACATATAGATATAATATAAAGGATAATTATGCAAAATGGCAGAAAGTTGCTGCCCAGGAGGACTTACCTGAGCTATATAAGTCAGCATTGTCAGATGTATCAACACGTACTATGACAATTGCATATACTAAAGATTTGTTCTTAGGATCTGATCAAGACAACACTAGCGACAAGTTAATGTTCCTTGAAACAGTCGGACAAGCAGTTAGTAGATTCGGTGTTTTCACTAGTCAAATACTAACTGGATCATGTATGTCAAACCTTGAGTTACGAGCTGGTAACATTATCTCGATAGAGATATATGGAGCAGACGGTGAGGTTGACAAAAACCAATCAGGGCGTTATATTATCTTTGAGTTACGTCATATTGGATATGACGAAACCATGAGAACACATCTTTCACTTGTACGAGATTCTTTCGGAGTTTAAACTTATGAAAACTATAGAAGATCACATTCAGCATGATAAAGAGATCTTAAATGATCCTACAATTTCCCCTGCAGCACGCAGACATGCAAAAGAAGAACTTCATGAACTAGAAGTTTATGCAGATCATCACAAACAGGAGATAGAAGCAGGAGATCATCACGATCCTAATGCTATAGAACTATTTTGCGAAATGCACCCAGATGAACCAGAGTGCTTAATCTACGATGATTGATGGCAGTTGCAGATACCTTAGAATCTAATTATTGGTTTGGTGCCCAAGGAAATCGTCTTTGGGTAGGTCAAGTCGAGGGTGATGGTGCTATTGATATAGATCATGAAGATTTAATTGATAAGCAAGAAAGTAACCGAATAAAAGTCAGAATCATGGGTTATCATGCTCGTGATAGACAGATCTTGCCACCTAAGGATTTACCTTGGGCAACTGTTATGATGCCTACTAGTGCTCCACAGTGGCATAAGAGTCAAGGTTCTATTCATGGATTAGGTATCGGTGCATGGGTTATAGGAACATTTCTAGACGGAGAGAGTGCCCAACAACCTTTGGTTTTTGGGTCTCTTGGTGTAGTTGAAAAAGGTAATCAATATACAGATGTAGCAGGTAATCTTGGTTTAAGTAATAACTATGAACCAACACGTGCAGATACTGCTGCTAACAATAAACCTGCAGAAGGTGAAGGAACAGTAGGACCTTCTGGTAGAGGACAGAGAACAGGTAAAAATAGTACCAATGATTCTCAACAATTAGATATAGAAAAGATTACATTTTCAGTATCAAATGGAAAATGTGGTCACAGACCAGAAGCAGAATTTCAAAGAATACTTGGTGAATTATTTACAAAGAAACGTAGAAATGATATTGTTGGTGATTTACTTATTGATAAGGTAACTGGTAAGATAACCAATAAAGATGAATTAACAAGATCTTATGTATCAAGATTACAGCAAGTTTCTAATGGTATACTAGGTGATACTAAACAAGTAATACTATATGAATTAAAGAAGTTCTTCCAAGAGAATGTTCTTACACCATTAACTAAATCATTAAATTTAACTCCTGATAAAGATCCAGAGGTTGTATTCAATGCTAGTGAAATATTTGAGACATTTATGGAAATTGTTAAATGTCTTTTTGATAATCTTGCCAAGCAGTTATTAGGAACTCTTACCAATATGGTAAATGATTTATTTGATAATATACTTAATGCTGGTTTCTGTGTTGCTAGAGATTTAACTGAGTTATTAGTATCAATGATTGGTGATGGTATTCAATCTGCATTAGATGCAATTAGTAATGCAGCATCAATTATAGAATCTAAAGGAAGTTATGAAAATGGATTCTTAGATAAATTAGGAGATGTATTAAATCAGTTCTGTAATGTAGATATGTCATGCTACACAGGAACTGGAGAGTATACAACTAAAGAAGGAGATAGACCAGATAATTTTGTTGATTCATTAATTAATAGAGTAGAATCATTTGGTGAAGATGTTGTACCATCATTGTTTGGTGATGCTGCATTCTTTAAGGATATGGATAGCACTAGAATTATGAATGGTGCTAAAGCATCTGATAGAACAATTAACTGTTCTAAAGCAAATGATACATTAATACCTGCATTCCCTAGTACTTTCTTTACTGGTTGGCAAGGTGTTCCTGGATCTAATATTAATCAACCAAGAGGGATACCTGCAATTAATCATTTTGGTCAAGTAGTTGGTATTAATGTTACTAATAGTGGTAATAATCTAAAAACAGTACCAAGTGTTTCTATAGTATCTTATGCAGGTTATGGTGATGGTGCTACAGCACAACCAATAGTAAAAGATGGAAAGGTAACAAATATAGTTGTTACTAAAAGTGGTGGTGGTTATCCATATTTTGATGGATCAGTTTCAAATAATCCATTAAAACTTGACGATAATGGAGATCCATTATATGATAAGATGTATGGAATAGATGTTGAAAATCCATATTGGATTGGTATTATTACTTTTGCTGAACCACCTGTAATATTCAATGCAGGATATGGTTTAACATCAGGTACTAAAGTTTGTGTAAGAAAGGGTGCTAAGGAAACTGGTAATCCAATTTTACCAGAATTTAGACCAATTATAAACAATGGTAGATTGACTGCCCTTAAAATAACTAAAGAGGGATTTGGATTTACTGCTCAACCTGAGTTATATCTTTGTGGTGAAGGTGATGTTGGTGGATTAAGATCTGCTGTAATAGTACCAATAATTAACTATATTCCCAGAAAAGATGTTGAGAGATACATCACTGATTACGCTATATACAAGACCATCATTGATTGTGTTGGTCATCCTGGAGACCAATAATGGCAATAGATCCTAAGACACAAGAAGTATTAAATTTTCTCGCTGAAAATAATGACGGTGGGGAAAAAAGGTATCCTTATAATAGGACTACCCAATATTCATGTGGTCATAAGATAGAGTTCTATGAAGAGAAGGGTGAGGAACATATACAAATAAGACATGGGACTACTGGGTCTTATATTAAGATGTATCCTACTGGTGATATACAAATTCATTCACCTGCAAGAGATATAAACATTGTTGCTGCTAGACATATTCATGTTAAAACTGGTGAGAAGGTAGACACAGAACAAAAGGATGCCAGTGATAGATTTGTATTACATGTAGTTGGTAATGCTCATGTTGATGTTGAGGGAGATATGCACACTCATGTACGTGGTAATAGACATGATAAGGTAGATGGTTTGTACACACTTGATGTTGGTGATAAGTATATCATTAACATGGCAGAAGGTGGTGTAAATGCTAGAGGAACATATCAGGTAGATGTAAACAAATATCAATTAGATGGTGCTTATTTGTATCGTAATTTAAAGAAAGGTGGAGTTATGAGAGATGCCTTTGATGGAACATATATTATTGAACAAACAAGCAAAGGAGGAGTTCTTCAACTTAAGAGTGAAGGTGATATGCAAATAGATGTTAAGGGTCATATGAGAACTACTGTTAAGAGTAATTCTATCAATAAAATAACTGGTAAAGTTGAATGGGATGTAAAAGGTAAAAGAGTTATTGGATCTCCAACTGGTAAAACTAGTGGTTCTATTGGTTCTGGAACTAATTCATTTAATATAAAAACAGGTGCAGGTAAAGTAAACATATCAGCATCAGGAGAATTTGGAATGGATTGTGGAAGTAAGTCCAACTTTAAATCTGGAGGAAATATGAAGCATAAGGCACCTCGTATAGATCTTAACTAAACTTGACACCAAGCACAACCTGTGCTACAGTTAAATGCATTATGACAGATTCAATGGAACCCGAAGAGTTCGTATCACGAGTTATTTGTAGCATTACTGCTAGACGGTTCACAATCCATTCCAATAAGGAAACTACCCAAACTATCATCTGTGATACTCCAGAACAATTTCAAGATGTTCTGTCGCTTTGCAGAAAAGACGAAGACCTTTTTAATCTAGAATATGAGTACTGATTCTATGAGCATTCCTTGGAGAGCAGCATTAACTGAATTTTTAGAAGAGGAAGATTTAGACACTATTGCATTAGCATTATGGTCAAAGAGAAAAGTAGAGAAAAGGTTTGATGATTCTTATCAAAGATTCAAAAATGTAAAAGATTTGAAATTCCCAGAATACTAATGAACAGTGATTTATTATTAAGGATCTATCTTGCTGCCAAGAGAAACAAAGAGTACAAATACCCACCAGCACGTAGGAATTATAACGTACATTTGTATGGTTGACTAGGCATAAATTTTTGTTAAAATATTTGATTTATGACCATTCCAGGATATAAATATTAGTAGTCACCTCAAGGTACACACGGAGAAAACCAATGCACTAAAACTCCTATATTATTGTTTCAAATGTTAACGGAGAGTAGAATGCACAACATCATGTCTTATAATCAGATTGCCGATTGGAATCATTTTGAACCACAACACGAGATTAATTCTAGTCAAGAAGCACTTAATGATTACTACGAATGTCTGATTGAATGTGAATCAGAACACGCAAGTTGTAAACGAATATGTAAGGAGATACTAATGTAAATAGAGGGGGTTGTCAAACCCCCTTTTTTAGTGTATAATTATTTTAATGATACCTTTAATATGAAGAAAGCATTATCTGTTGCTACTTTAGTAGGAATTGTTGGGTGTACAGCACCAATAACTCCTCCATCGGAAGCATCAGAACAACAACCAGGTTATTCTAGAACTAAAACATGTTATAGAA